AGAACAAAATATGACAGTTTGGCAAAGATTGTCACAAACATTTGGACCGAATTCACTTCTCAATCAAGATTATCCAACATTCAAGTTTGATAAAAAGGAACTCCTGCGAACCAAAAGTAGAGAGGAATACGAGAAAGAAAAACTCCAAGCACAACAAACATATTATCTTACCAATCAATGGGCTAAAGTTGAGAATAATCTTTATTCTCAAGCAATTTATTATGAACCAACAAGATTATCTGCCCAATATGATTATGAATCAATGGAATACACTCCTGAGATTTCTGCGGCATTAGACATTTATGCTGAAGAATCCACTACAACAAATGAAGATGGATTCATATTACAAATTTATTCTGAATCAAAAAGAATAAAGGGGGTATTAGCCGATTTGTTTAACAATGCTTTAGATGTTAATACCAATCTTCCAATGTGGACACGGAATACCTGTAAATATGGAGACAATTTCGTGTATCTTAAATTAGACCCTGAGAAAGGAATTGTTGGATGTCAACAATTACCAACCATAGAAATTGAAAGACATGAAGTTGGTGCCAGTGGTAAAATATCTGTTGATGTTAAAAATGAAGTTGATAAAGACAGAAAAGCATTACACTTTACATGGAAAAATAAAAACATGGAGTTTCAATCTTGGGAGATGGCTCACTTCAGATTATTGGGTGATGATAGAAAACTTCCTTATGGAACATCAATGTTGGAAAAAGCAAGACGTATTTGGAAACAATTACTCCTTTGTGAAGATGCTATGTTAATATATAGAACTTCGAGAGCACCTGAGAGAAGAATATTCAAAGTTTTTGTGGGTAACATGAACGACGATGATGTCGAAGCATATGTACAACGTGTTGCAAACAAATTCAAAAGAGAGCAAGTTGTTGATAGTAAAACAGGTAATGTCGACATGAGATTCAATCAAATGGCGGTTGACCAAGATTATTTCATACCTGTAAGAGATCCTGCAGCACCAACACCTATCGATACTTTGCCAGGTGCAACTAACTTATCTGAAATTGCCGACATTGAATACATTCAGAAGAAATTGTTAACTGCTCTACGAGTACCAAAAGCATTCTTGGGTTTTGAAGAAGTGGTAGGCGATGGTAAAAACTTGGCGTTACAAGACATTAGATTTGCTCGTACAATTAATAGAATCCAAAAAAGTATGTTGGCAGAACTTAATAAAATTGCCATTGTACATTTATTTTTATTAGGATTCGAAGATGAATTATCCAATTTTACACTTGGATTAACAAACCCATCAACTCAAGCAGATTTGCTGAAGATTGATGTTTGGAAAGAAAAGGTATTATTATACAAGGATTTGGTTGCCGATCCAGGAAATGGAATACAGGCAACTTCATCTACATGGGCTAAGAAACACATATTTGGTTGGTCTGATGATGAAGTTCGTTTAGACCTACAACAACAAAGAATCGAAAGAGCGGTTGGAGAAGAACTTAAAGCAACTCCAACTGTGATAACCAAAACAGGTTTGTTTGATAATATCGACAAATTGTATGGTAGTCAAACAGGTTCAACTCCAACTGCTGGGGCGGAAACAACTATGGATGGAGGAGAAGAATTGGCGTCACCACCATCATTCGGGTCAGAACCGTCGGGTCTCGATTTAGGAACGGAAACTCCACCGGCAGGAGGAGGAGCAGAAGAAGCTCCACCCGCAGAAGTAACACCTGAATCAACAAAAAAAGACCTTAACATTTTAGTAGAAAATAATTTAATCGAAGGGTCACAGATAATAAATTTGGGTCAGGCACAAGATTCTTTGGTAGAAATTTCAAAAGAGTTGAATAAGTTATTAAATTCATAATATTTATTTGAAAAAGACACAATGACCTTCGGAACAGTAAAATCCCTAATTGAAAAAAATCTCTTGGAATCCTACAAAAATGAAATAGAATTCAAGAAGACTTTACGAGAATTCAAACACAACGTTTTGAATAATAAAGCTATGTCTAAAGCATATGCGATATATGATCAACTGAGTTCACCCCAAGGGTTAAGTGAACAGGATGCAAAATATTTTATTGAAGAAGGGATTAATCTATTAAACAAAGTTTTGCCAAGTATTAAACTTCCAATCACACTTTCCGAAAAAACTGAAAACAGTTATTCCGATATTGATACCTTAGTTTACACACAAGGAGTGGATTTACTCGAAAGAGTTAAAGCAAAGAAAAATATTTTGAAAGTTATTACTTCTACAAAAGAATCTATTAAGGAAAGTATAAATATCCCAATTAGTTCTATGGTTGCGGTGGCAAACCAAACCGTCAATAACTATATACTTAATTTAGATGAAAATTCTAAAAAAGAATTTTTTCAAATAGTTTCTGAAGACACTAAAACTTTGGAAACTAAATTTGAAACATTAAGAGAAAGTACGATATCCAAACTAACCGAGATTCAAAACAACGAAGATTCTCAGGACATGAAAACAAAAATTTCAGAAACGATTAACAAAATTAAATCTGAGAAATTCGACCAATTAAACTTTTTGAAGTTAAAAAATTTGGAAGAATCAATTTGATTGGTCTTTGAGACTTTGAATATGTTTTGCCTTCAGAATCTGTGCTCTTCTAAGTACAGATTTTTTTGTATATTGCTTTCTATCAAATAAAATCTGATTTTGTTTTGTTTTAATTACTTTTGACTTTAGGGTCTTGAGAGCTTTCTCAAGAGGATTACCCTGGGTGATTTTTATTATTATCATATATTAGAAATATCTATAAATATAAAAAAATTTTGACAATCATACATATTATGTATATTATTTCATCAATAAACATACATAATATCATTATTAATGAAAAAAGGAAAAAGTGTCAAACTTAACCTGTTCAATCCTATAAAGTCACAGTATGGGACAGTAGATTCCAAAAACTTAAAATCAGTTTACATAAACATCCAATCGTGGGTCACACCAAAAGAAGAGTTAGATAATTGGAACCGAGTTGTCTCAGGTTTGGGACGAGAAATAAAAAATTCCGTTTATGAATCAATAGATTGCAAAATTTTTCAAGAAAAAAATATTGTTGATTTGGACCTTCGGACAAGTGGAATATCTAAAGGGAAAAAATCATTTTTTAATTTGGAAATCAATCTATATACCCTACGTGATATGGATTTCAAGTGTGATGAACTAAAAGAATCAATAAAAACTATAGTCAAATCCATCTACAAAAATAACGTAGTTCAAAACAAATATTTTGAATTTTCAATTTCTAAAAAAGACGAAAACTAACAAACTATTCAAATCCGTATATTTATCTTAAAAGATTAGATGAAAAATTTAAGAATTTTAGAGGCAAGCGAACTTGGCCATGGTATATTGATTGAAATGGATGCAGGTTGGGTTTCTCCAAAAGATACCCATAATATTGATGTTCTGAAAGAGGCCGCCAATTTAGATTATAGAAATCCATTTGAGTTTTATGCGGTTCTTCAAAAATACGACACACCAAATAGAAATGGTAGAACGTATCCTGAAAGGATTTTGAAAAGAGAATCTGAAAGATATAAGCAAGCAATTTCTAAGGGATTATCCACATCAGAATTAAACCACCCTGAGTCATCATTAATAGACTTAGACAGAGTATCTCACATCATCACAGACATATGGTGGGATAAAAATATACTAATGGGAAAACTCAAATTATTGACATCTCCAGGGTTTCATGAAAGAGGTATTGTTTCAACTAAAGGAGACCAAGCGGCTAACTTAATGAGACAAGGAGTGACCTTAGGTATTTCATCAAGAGGTGTCGGTTCATTAAAAAAAGTTGGAGAAAGAAATGAAGTACAAGATGATTTTGAACTGATATGTTTTGACTTGGTATCTTCTCCATCAACACCAGGAGCATATTTATTTTCTAATCCCGACGATAGAAGTAAGTACGAAGAAAACTTAGAAGAAGAAATAAAATCTAAACAAAATAACGACTATGTTGGAAAGTCGGTTGACTTAATGAGAAAATTAGACGATTTTTTAGGAAAATAAAATTATGGACGAAAAATATTTTGTAGCAAAAATTCAGTATGATTTCCCTGATGAAAACACAGGTAAGATTAAAAAAGTTAGAGAAGAGAAACTGGTTAAAGGTTACTCTGTCACAGATGTGGAAGCTAAGGTGACTAAAAAATATGAAGGATTCACTCATGATTGGAGAATCACTGCAGTATCTGAAAGTAAAATCGACGAAGTAATTGAGTAATCAATAATCAAACTGAAACAAAGAAAGTGGTCAATCGGCCACTTTTTTTATTTTGGGGCTATCGTAAAATGAATTTTTTTAGTTTTGGTACTATTTATATGATAAATTAAACAATTTTTTTCTATGCAAGAAAATAAAAACTTAGTACAGGAGGCGTTGATTCAAATGAGAAATGTTGAAGAAGCAATCGCCCAAAACGCAAAAGGAATACTTGCTTCAACTATGAAGGAAGAAATCAACCAATTAGTAAAAGAATCTCTGTCAGAACAAGACATGGAAGATGAGATTGAATTAGATACAGATATCGATACCGATATGCCTGTTGATAATGATGATGATATGGAAATGGACATGGAATTTGATATGGACATGGATATGGATTCAGAAGAAAGTCCAATAGATTTGACTGACGCTTCAGACGAAGAAATTCTTAAGGTGTTCAAGGCTATGGGTGAAGAAGATGGAATCATCGTAAAAAAAGACGGAGAAGACATTCATTTATCTGATAGTGGTACTGATGCAGAATATTTAGTTAAGCTTGGTGAGTCCATGGAAGAAGAATTAGATGAAATGATGGATTTAGAAGAAATGGAAGACATGGATGAAATGGACATTACCGGATCTGTAATTGATGCTCTTTTTGGCAACAATGAGATGGGTGAGGACATTGACATGGAGCAAGACGAAGAAGTTATGTACGAAATTGAATTCAATGAGGAAGATGATCTTGAAGAAGGTGAAGATCTTGAAGAAGGAGAAGACCTTGAAGAAGGAGAAGACCTTGAAGAAGGAGAATACATGATGGATGAAGAAGAGTACGAAGAAGAAGATTTGGACGAATCTTACAACCATAGAAGAGCTGTCAGAGAGGCAAAATCGACAGTAAAACCTAAAGGTGTTGGAATTGGGTCAGGACCTAAATTTACTTACAAAGATAAAGCGAAAGGCGGATTCGATGAGAAGAAAAAAGAAGGACCGAAATCAGTAGGTACTGGTAAACCTAAGTTCGAATACAAGAAAGGTGAAAATATGGAACAAAAATCCAAAGTTGTTAAGG